GCTTGCCCAATTTATAGCCAAAGAGCGACACCATAATAATAGACGCAATGGTATAGCCAATCGTCGAATGGGGCCGCAGTCGGATGAACAAACCGACCTCGAAGGGATTGCTGCCGAGATAGCATTTGCCAAATATTCGAATGTCTACCCAGACCTAGGCACTGATAGGGACACTCATCCTGTGTATGATGCTGTACTTCACAATGGTAAGCTGGTTGATGTCAAAGCCACCACTTACACAACGGGACGCCTTATAGTGGCACCCTGGAAGGATGTCGATGCTGTGGATATTTATGTGTTAGTGGTCGGGACATTCCCCAATTACCGCATAGCTGGAGCCATGGAAAGCTACAGGCTGATGCGATCCCACCGCATGAAAAATTTGGGTCATGGCAAAGTTTTTGTTGCCACCCAAGAGGAACTTAAACCATTATCAGAAATATGACCTCCATCACAATCGAAACAAAATATGGCCATTGTGAGGTAAGTATGCATGACGACGATTTGACCATCGATGAGATGATCGCATTGTTCGAGCAAGCCTTATCTGGCATTGGATACCATTGGAACGGAAACATCGAACTACTCCCGGACATGGCCATCACATTCAATGACGAATAACGAACTCATCGAACACTCCGAAAAACTGTATGCCGAATTGACCTCAGTGTTGGCGGCAAAAAGTAACGACTACACCGGGGGCGATGGTGCGTTCGCAAATTTCAATATGGCATCCGAATACGGTGTGGACCCATTGGTGGGTTTGTGCATCCGTATGGGCGACAAAGTGAAACGCATCCAGACCTATTGCAAAACGGGTGAATTGAAGGTGTCCCATGAGGGCATCGAGGATGCCTTCAAAGATCTAATCGGATACTGTACCATAGCCCTTGCAATGTTAAACGAAAGAACCTACCCATAAACATTATGAAACCTGAAGATATCACTGACGATCAACTGAAAGACCGCCTGATTGAAAACACATTCAATCAGCAATCTGTGCTGGATGTGTTCGCATCTATGTCCACAAGCACCTACATCAACTATGCCCACCAAGTGGCAAAGCAGAAGGTGGCCAAAACCTGGGAGAACATCACGGGATCCCAAATTGACGAGCTAAAAGCTCAGATGGTTGCCGAGGTGAATGCAGAGAAAAAGGAGGTTGATGAAGGTTGAATGGGGAGAAGTGGCTCAATGGAGCAAGTTTTGGATGTCCTCTGATTCGGGATTGCCGCGAAGCATCTGTCCTGTAATTGGAGGCGTCGACCATCGAAGCATCTGGCCACTGGATAGGTCTAAGCTTTCCATAAAATCAAATGGATCGCTTTACTATTTACAGGAAACCACTGTTGGCGGAGAGAAATTTATTGCTTACCGGACGGATGGATTGTCTGACAAAGACTTCAAAACTATGCTTAAGAGCTGGATAGTCGGGTACTACGAAAATAAAATCGAGGAACTGACTGAAAAAAAAGTGGAGATGGCTTGACTCTCATTTTTTCATCCACACGATGATCGTTGTTATTGGTTAGTCATCAGCCCGCAGGTGGTTTTTCAACTTTTTCCCACCTGCTACAAGGGGGACCCGAGAGGGTCCCCCTTTTTTGCGTATGACTAACTGCCCGATCCGTAGATGTCGGGCCTGACGATGCTTACTGGCCAGTTGGCAAGTACCGAATCATATCTCTTTCGAGTATTCCCAACCTTTGCAGCTCTCGAACGAGGGGTCTGTTCGATCGCGTCAAGCGGTATGGACCATTTGGGTCTGTTAACCGTCGGAGGCGGTCCTCCTTTGTCATCTTCTTGAGGAGCATTAGCGATGCTGGCATAACGGGATCGCCCCGTCGGGCTTTCCTTTCCATTCGCTTATGCATGTCTAGCAAGCTCCTAATCTCCCGAGGGTCCACTCCTTGCCCACGCATTGCCCGTATAGCCCGGACACGTTGCTCTGGGGTGTCCCCGAGTGATTCATATATCTCTGTCTTAGTGAGGGGTTGTTCGTATGGCATCGGGCTATAGTAGCCTGTGATGCCCTCAAATTTATCGTTGGTAGATAGGGCTGTCTTATCCAAAACGGCCAACGCCTGCTCTCCACTCAATCCCAACACCTTCAAGTTGTTGTAGTGGCCCGTAATCTTCTTGAGGATGCCTTCGCGGTCCTGGTTGAGTTTGACGTAGTTGCGGTCATACTGCTCCTTGATGTCATACTTTCGGCTAGTGCCAAGCAATCCCTTGGCATTATTGATAGCCGTAGCATCGGGGGCTAGTCGCCGGGCGGCGTCACGCTCAATGTCATATTCCTCCCAACGCGCGCCTAATAGCCGAGCCACCATAGCATTTACTTCCAGGGAGTTTTCCATTCCCCTCAAGGTTTTGTTCCACTTCTCAAGTTCCCGAATAGCTCCTGGCTCGAATGCTGCTTGTACAAATGCATTTGCCCTGTCGTAGGTTTGCCCGACCAACCCAGGCTTCACACTAATATCCCGGCCATTCTGGTCCTTGCCAAATAGGTTGCTGGATGCTTGGAGTAGGAATGTACCTTCACCCAGGAAGTTATCCATGAAGATCTTTGGAAGCACTTCTAGTGGGTCGTCTTTCAATCCAGAAACAAAAGCAGATGTCATTAGGGTTTGAGGAACTATATATTCTGTATCCAAATACTTTCCAGTCTTACCATCTGCATTGGCTATGTACAATAGCCGTTTACCACGGTGCCAACTCTTGGCCACGGTTTGGTTCAATGCCAGCTTCTCTTCGTCAGACAGGTTCTTGTAATTGTCTCCAAAGAAGTCCTTGGCGTTACTACCAATCATTTCCACCGCTGTTCCAGATACAGCCATTACACCTGTAAAGTAGATCGCCCTTTTGACCCCCAACCTTTGCAAACCTCTAACCGATTTATCGTCTATCTGTATTCCATCAAGACCCAGTTCGCTCATTAGCTTGCGTGGATTTTTCATCATCATATACGCATACCTACCCTGGTTGTAGGTGTTACGCATTAGCTCCGCTGTGAAGTTGACGAATGGACTAGCAATACCTATTTGAGATAGTTTTTTTATGAAATCTGGAACCTTATCATAGTCTTGGAAGGTGTTGCGTACAATACGCATAGCAGCTATTTCGAGCGCCTCCTTATTGCTTTCTTTCGCCAGTTCAGGAATGGCTTTCTTCAACTGCCTTTGAGTACCTTCCCATGCAACATAACGCATGGTGGTATCACCCACATTATATATCTTACTAAATGGATCTGCTATGGTTTGGTTGAGGTCGCCAAATAGACCACGATTACCAGCCTTCCTGATTTCGCTGGTCATTACGTTGGCACTGCCTCCACCCAGTTGTTCGAAACGAAGCATACGCTCCAGATCCTTGCGGTTGGCTTTGCCCCTCAATATCTTTTTGCGTATAAACTCAAACTCCGACAGACTAAACTTCATCCCCTTTCCAAGGCCACGGAAGGGCATTACGCCAGATGCTATTACGGAAGAGAAGTTGCCAATGAAATTGGGTGCGTAGGATGCCGGGTTGTAGATGGTCTTCGATATTTTGGATAGGGCATTCAAGCTCTTTAAGTTATCTAGGACAACACGCCCAACGGCATTATTCATCAAGTATCCAGCATCTGAATAAAACAAACTCCTAAGTGCATCATTTACCTCTTTCGGAACCATTACGTCCTTCATCAACTCCGCACCATATGCAGTGTTGGTAATTATGCGTTCGCCAGCGGTAGACGTATTGATTCTTAAAACATCCTGTACATCTTTTCGCCTGAATAGATTAACCAGTGCTTCATCTACCTGTAGTGCATTAACCAGCCTGGATGTCTTGTTTAGGGTTTGGAAGAGCTTTTCTCCAGGATCAGTGATTTCTCCAAGATATTCCCTCAGCTCATCGCTGAGGTTGCCACGGCCTTCCAGGATGCCTTGTGCTTGAAACTTTATTTCATTTTTATCGGCTGCCCTCTGCCGGGCTAGGTCGGGATTATTTTTAATAGCGTTCGCGCTATACTGATCCCGCTGAACCATCTCTTCTGTGGCCCGCTTCCTGGCTAGTTGCTTCAACTCTTTATCAGCCTCTAGCTGCTGCACCAAATCGGTGTCTGGTTTTTTACCTCCAGACATTTGCCTTGCTTGTCTTTCGGCCATCTCCCGGCCAATTCTACGTGCTTCGCCATCTATGGCCTTCTCCCTTAGCTCTTTGCTTGGGCTGTACCCCTTATCGACATAAAACCTAAACGAACGGGTTACGAAGTTCTGGTCGCGAATGCTCTTCCCAATAACCTCCATAAGGCGTTGCCGAGTTTCATCAGGTAGTGTTTCCCCAAACTCTCCGCCCAAGTATTGCAATAGCTTTTTCTGTAAACTATCTAGCTCCTTGCGATAAAGCTCCAGCTCCTCCCCGGCATTGTCCCGAATTGACTTGGGGAGTTGTTCCAGTGTTCGTTTATTTACTAAATACTCATTTATATCATTAGCCAACCTAGCCCTATCGGCTACATTCATTTTGGCATTTTTGATAGCATTGTTTACAGCCTTCTCCGCATTAACAGCAATGCGATCGCTACTCCTAGAGAGATATTGTTTTTCCTCAAGCTCAGTGGCTATGCGGCCAATGGTGTTAGATGGCTTTAAGAAATTAACAAACTTTTGTCCAAGCCTTTGGGCTTTGCCCAAGAACCCTGACCTCACGGAAGTTTTATCCTGATCAAGAATGAGATTGGCCAAACGATCTGCTTCATCGGTGGCTATAGTTTGGTCTGCAAGTTCTTCGGTCTTTTGGCGATACTGCTCTTGCCGTTGTTTGTACAAGGCTTCGTATTCGTCCATCACCGATTTCTTAAATGCTTTGGCCTGTGGCCCATCGGCCTTGTTAAATGGCTTTGCCCCTCCTAGCCGATTGATTGATGCAAGCCCGGGAAGTTCTGTAGCTTGGCTATTAAACACTCTTTGTGCAACCGCCCCATTGATTTCATCAGATGCCTCATTAATAAATCTGTCCAAGCGAAATGATGCATCGGCTGGGTTTAGTGCCTTAGACAGGTCCTGATTGATTGCGTCCCAAACCTGATCACTTAGTGGAGCTGTCCTCCTACTTACTCTTTCAGTAAGTCCATCGCGAAAGAATTGTGTCCTTGATCCAAGTATGCCTTCATAAGCGTCCCCCTTTTCTGCCAGGTCCGCAATGCCATTTACTATAGCGGTTCGTTCTTCCTCTACCTTTAGCTTTTCGTTTAGCTCCTTGGCATTAAGACCGCCTATCTTATTGAACAAACCTTTCTGTGCAGCTACGCCGATACCCAAACCAACGGTGCCACCAAATGCTGCACCGAGTGCGGCACTATTTTTAAACTCATCGAATGTAGGAAAACGCTGTTCGTCTATGGCCGTCTGTACGGCCTTTTCTCCCATGGCTATACCGCTACCCCTAATACCTTCTTAAGGGCAAACTGGCCTAGCTCACGGCCTGCTATCTTACCCGTAGTGGTAGCAGCTAGTTTACCTGCACCAGGTATGAGATTGAGGAGGCCAGAGGCCACCATACGACCAATGGAAAATCCTTCGCCCTCGATCTTTTGGGCAGCATAATTGGATGCCATGCCGCCACCAATAGCCAACACCGGGATGGATATGCCAAATGTGAAAGGAGCCAATGCATACCCGGCAGCGGATGATAGTCCGCCGCCAAC